GGTACGCGCACGAGGACGGAGGGCGGAGTCCCCCGATGACGCGACACGCCACGAGACTAAGCCATCTCAGCAAGTTTCAAGTCCCCAGAAATCTGGCTCTCGGGGTCCTGTTATCTCGCTCCCTGGGCTTCATAGCGGACAGGAACGAGTAGAGCAGATGTTGTTGGAGCGGCGGTTTGTGGCCCTGATGTGTGGGCGCCGCTGGGGCAAGACCAAGTATGGGGTCCGCCGGGCCGCGATGGTGGCGTTGGATGGGGGGTTTGTGGGTTGGTTTGCCCCCACCTATAAGATTGCGGGCGAGGCGTGGCGAGAGATTGTGAATCGCCTAGGCCCTGCCGCCAGCAAAATCAGTCAAGATGACCGTCGTTTAGAATTGAAAAGCGGCGGGGTGATTGAGGTCTGGACGATGGATGCGCCTGACCCTGCCCGTGGCCGTTTTTATGACCTTGTCGTGATTGATGAGGCGGGTATCGTAAAGGGGTTGCTTGCTATCTGGCAGGCGGCGGTACGTCCGACGCTGACCGACCGGAAGGGGAAGGCCCTGTTTCTTGGGACCCCCAAGGGCCGCTCAGGAGAATACGCACGGCTCTTTGCAAACGCTGAACGCGGCGAAGACGGCTGGGGCGCTATCCGGGCCGAGACCCTTGACAATCCGTGGATTGACCCCGAAGAAATTGCCCTCGCGCGCAAAGAGCTACCCGAGGAGATTTTTAATCAAGAGTACCGGGGCATTCCAGCGGACGACGGCGGCAATCCGTTCGGCCTGAAGGCGATTCAGGAGTGCCTAGTCGAAGCCTCTCCCCTCGTCCCCGTGGTCTATGGCATCGACTTGGCCCGCGCCGCAGACTATACGGTATGTATCGGGTTTGATGAGTATGCCAATGTCTGCCGGGTGGAGCGGTGGCAGGCCTCGTGGCTGGAGACTCGGCGCCGGATTCTTGATATCGTCGGCTCCGTGCCATGCGTGGTCGACGCGACAGGCGTGGGCGATGCCATTGTGGAAGACCTACAGACGCTTGGCGTGAACGCGACAGGGTTTAAGTTCACCCAGCCTTCTAAAATCAGCCTGATGCAACGCCTGATTACCGCCATCCAGACACGCTTTATTGGCTTGCCGCGTGAGGCGGGCTGGCTGACTGGAGAGCTGGAGATGTTCGGGTATACCTATACCCCCAACGGCGTCAGGTACGAGGCACCCCCCGGCATGCATGACGACGGCGTGATGGCCCTTGGCCTCGCCCTGTATGGATGGGACCGCGTCCAGTGCGCCAAGCCCGAACGCATGGTGGCCCCCCGCCCCGTTCCTAATGACCCGGCCCTTGCACTTTCGCTTGGCGAAGCGCATATTGCAGGGTATTCAGGGATTTCCCAACTTCCTGCTGGATGGTAATATGCCGAAAATGACGATTGTGCTTTCCAAGAAGAAGCCTGCGATGGCCGAGCCGGAAGGCATGATGTGCCCGAAGTGTGGGGCCGAGCTGAAGGATACGCCTGAGAATCGCAAGTATATGAAGATGCGCGAGGACGAGGCGAGCGAGTACGAGGACGAGGACGAGGACTAATGGCCTCCCCGGCGTGGCAACGGAAAGAAGGCCAGAATCCCGAAGGCGGACTGAACGCCAAGGGCCGGGCCTCGCTTCGCGCCGAGGGAAAGGACATCAAGCCGCCCGTTAAGCGCGAGGAAGCGCGGCGAAGCCCGACCAGTGCCAAGCGCCGCATTGCGTTTTGCAAGCGCATGCGCGGTATGAAGAAGAAGTTGACCAGCGAGAAGACGGCGAATGACCCGGATTCTCGCATCAACAAGAGCCTCCGGGCCTGGGACTGCTGATGCGCCTCGTCGACCGCGTGATGTATTTCATGTTTGGGAAGAAGCGGCCGACGCCGCGCACCATCTGGGGATGATGGATTGACTACGTTGCGGCGACGCAATCAAACGGACTGAGGAGACTATGGCAGATTTTTCTGGGCGGTTTATCGCGCAGTGGTCGGAAGTGGCCACGCAGAACACGAACGTGGCGGCGACGGCGACCAAGGCTGGGGTGGCCAATCAGCGTCATTTCATCACGGGCTACAGCGTGTCGTGCAGTGTCGCTCCGGCGACGCCGGTTAGCACCACCGTGACTTCGGCCGCGACGACGGTTGAGCGCGTTGAGCTTCCGGCGACGCTGTTTTCGCCGATTGTCGTTAATCTGAGCGCCCCGATTCGGTGCGGGATTGGCGAGGCGGCCGCGATTACCTGCCCGGCGGTGGGTGGGACGACGCGGTCCAGCGTGGCCCTGCGCGGCTTTACGACGTACGAGTGATGCTGGTTCACCTGCTCTGGGCGACAGTCGCCGTGTACGCCGTGCATAGCGCGGCGCGCGTGGGATTGGCCTTTGCCCCCATGTCGGCGAAGGGAACGGAGGCCGAAGAGGTTGCCATTCCGGACGACCTGATGGCATTTGCCATGTCGCAGAGCGAGCAGTGGGCGCAAGAAGAGGCTGTGCGGGCGATTCAGCAGAACTATGAGCTGTGGAAGGACTGGAACCGCGTGAGAGCCGCCATGAGTATTGGGAGAATGTCGTCATGACGATGCCACCGATGGATGAGCAGGACTTTGTGCCGGACCAGGGACTAGACGAGCTGATGGGAGCCATGCTCTCAGAGCTTGAGCTGGACCCGTTTGGTGGCGAGGAGTCGACCAACGACCGCGTGGCGGCAAATGAGCCGGAGCCGGATGGCACCTCCAATGCGGAGCGTGTCCGGGCCATGATGGAGGCGCTGTATGGCGACGACTTCCCGCTCCTGAGCGAGGAGACGGCGCAGAGCGACGAGGCGTGGGCAAGTTGGGCGCGGCGGCTGTGGTCGTCCCGGCGGTCAGCGGTCGAGAAGCACATGCATCTGGTGCAACGCAACCGCATGATGCGGGCGGGCAACCAGTGGATTTCGTCGTCGAATGGCTCGCCGTGGTCTGAACCGCCACGGCCCAAGGATTCGGCGCGCATCGTCCATAACATGATTGACAAGGCGCTTGACCAGCGTCTTCAGGTTTTGACGGACCAGCGGCCGGGTTTCTCGATTGCGCCGTCGACCCAAGACCCGGACGACAAGAAGCGCGCGTACGCCCGGCAAGTGGCGTGCGAGTTTCAGTATGACCAGATGGGCATGGCGTCCAAGGGCAAGGAGGCCGCGTATTGGGCGCAAACTGATGGCGTTGCCTTCTGGCATGTGTTTTGGAATCCCGACCGGGGGCCGTGGGATGAGCGCCTTGGCGAGAATGGCTCGAAGGCTCCGATGGGCGATTTGGATTGCCGCGTTCTCCGCGTCGAACAGGTCCGGGTTAGTCCAGAAGCAACTGTTAATGTGGACCCCTCATGGGTGGTGGTGCGGGATGTTATTTCCCGCTCCGAAGCGGTTGCGCGCTGGGGGTATACCGGAGCGCAGGCGGCTGATACCCTGAACAATTACAACTCGCTGAACAATGACAACCTTAGCGGGCTGTCGGAGTTCAACGAGGGCTGGGTGCTAAGTCATACGACCATTGGTGAAGGCGAGCGTCTGCGGAATACGGATACTACGGAGCGGTATACCGTGTATCTGGCGCCCCAGCCAGACATCCTTCCGCAGGGTCTTGAGGTGGTCGTGGTCGGCAACCGCGTGGTCTTTGGCTGGAGCGACTTGCAGTTTGGCGCCATCCCGATTGTGGCGGTGCGCGATGGCTCGTCAGACCCATCGTACTACCCGCGTCCCATCATGGAGCAGTGGCTGGAGTCGCAGATGCGTATGAACGCACTGGTCTCCAAGTGGTACGAGAATATTCGCGTGAACTCTGGCGGGCGATTCTTTGCTCGGCCGAATACGGTGGTGACAGAGACGTTCCTTGGCGGGGTGACTTCGATGATTGAGGTCAAGGGCGCCGGGGGGCTGTCGGATAGCATCCAGCCGTTTAATGGATTCTCCGTTGGCAATGATGTCAAGGAGGCCTTTGCGCTGGAAAAGGCGTCGTTTGAGGATGCCTCTGGCTATAACGCGATTAGCCGTGGCCAGGTGACTGGCGAGTCTGGCCGGGCTATTATTGCCAGCCGCGAACAACTGGAGCGCGTATTTGCGCCGCCAGTGCAGGCGCTTGCCATGGCGTTTACGGCGTGGTGCAAAGTGTCACTTGCGGCAATGGGCTGGGGTTACGACTTGCCGCGCTCGCTTGGCACGGTTGGCCGCTCTCGTCCGGACCTTGCGCGTGAAATTACCGGGTCTGACCTTGACGGGTCAGCCGATGTGCGGGTGGAGCCTGCGACGATGATGCCGATGCCGCTGAGCTTCCGCCTTTACATGCTTGACAATTGGCTACAATCTGGCGTAATTGACCTGAAGGAATATCGGCGTCGACAGATGTTTGCCGTTACCCGTGACATTGGCACCCCGGATGAGGACCAAGAGGCACGGGCGCGGCGCGTGACTGACGCCCTGCTTCGGCGCGTAACACCGCCGGAGATGCGGTGGCAGGACAATGAAGCGATTCATCAAGATGTGCTGGAGCGCGACATCATTCTCCAAGACGACATCCCGCAAGAAGTGATTGCGGCGGCTCAGGAGCGGTGGATGATGCTGGCGCAACAGGCTCAGCAGAAGATGGTACAACAGCAGGGTCCAATGCCGGGGGCGCCGGGTGGCGCTCCTGATGGCGGACAGGGCAATCCGAGCTTGGCCCAGAACGCCTCGGCTCTCCCACCTAGCCAAGTTCCCCTTTCTTCGTCTAACCCTCCGACTGGCGCAACCCAGCTCCTGACTCAGGTGCTGAGTGGCACGCCGGACGCGGAGCAGGCGGCGAGAATGCGGGAAACGCGGACCATTTCGTAAGGAGCGCATAATGCCCAGTATGACCGATGCCATGGATTTCAACAATCTGATTGATGAAATCGCCACGAACGTCGCGCCCACAGGCGATGCCGTTCCCGCCAAGGCCCTTGTTACGCCAGCGCCCAAGACCGAAGAGGCCGAGCCTGACGCCGAGGAGCTTGCACCGGAGGAGGAGGTTGTTGAAGAGGAGGCTGGCGAGGAAGAAGAGGCGGAACCCGTCGTTCTTCCTGAGGGCATGGTCGCCGTCCCGACCATTGCCGACAAGCTGGTCACCGAGTTTGTACTGCGTGACAACACCGGGGAAGAGGTTGAGACCCCCGCGCTTGTTATCGAGTACAAGGCCAATGGCAAGATTCGCAAGGACCGAATCGACCAGGTCGTAAAGCTGGCGCAGTTCGGAGTGTACAATCAGGAACGCGAGCAGACGTTGCAGGCCCAGCAACAGGAGGCCGAAGACGCCGTGCAGGATGCCCTGTCGCAGTTGGAAATGCGCGAACAGCAGATTCGCAATCTGCTGGAGGACGAAGAGGCATATCTGCGTATCCGTGAGCAGTATATGGCCGAGAACGAGCCGGAGAAGCGCGCTCGCCGGGCGGAGTCTGAGGTGCAGGAGATGCGAAATCAGCGCAACTCCGAGCGGCAGGCCCAGCAGGCTGAGCGATTCTACTCGCAGTCGGTGGTTCCGGCCTTGCAGGACATTGCCTCGCGGTTCCCGGAGGTCGATGTCGAAGAGGTGTCGTCCCATCTTGGGGCCGCACTGGTGCCGATTATGAAGAACGGCGTCGTGCCGCCCGCGATGTACCCGCAGGTTGAGCAGTATATCGCCACAAGCCTGATGGAATGGGCCGAGGCGAAGCACAATACCCGCATGTCGCGATTCAGCGGCCAGCAGGCGCGTGCGAAGCAGGAGGTGGAGGCGGCAAAGATTGCCACCGCCAAGGCGAAGCGTAGTGCGGCAACTGCCGCGCGGCCTGCTGTACGCTCCGCCGCCTCAAGCAGTGCTAAGAAGCAGGCTCTTTCGGACAACGCCACGCTCGCAGATGCCGAGAATGCGGCGTTGGACGCCATTCTTTCCTCTCTTAAATAACTGACCCATGCCTGGCCCGACGAACATCATTACCGATACTGAGCTTTCTGGCCTGCTCAAGAATGTTTACTCGCAGTTCCGTGAGAAGGTGCAGAACCTTGTCACGCCGCTTCTCGCCCAGCTCCAGAAGGGCAAGGCGGGTGGCCCCCGCAATCTCCGCTGGGGCGGCAACGATGTGTTTTTTGATGTGGTGACTGGTCGCCCGTCTGGCGCCGCCTTCTCGCCGAACGGCTTCTTCCCCGAGGACACCTTTGCGTCTGAAAAGCAGGCGCGTGTTCGCGTGGCGCGTGCGTATGTGACCCGGCAGATTGACGGCCTGGCCTTTGTTGGCACGCAGTCGAAGGAGGCCGCGTTCACCTCTATCGCCAAGAAGACGATGGAGGAGATTAAGGACGCCTCGACCCTGCTCATGCAACAGGCGCTTCACAACAAGGCCGACGGCGTCGTCGCCCTTGCGGTGACCTCTGGCGCAACCACGACTTCGTTCGGCGTGACCTCGCCTTACGGTGTTGTTGACGATACGAACCAGAACCAGGGCGCCCTGCTCCTCGCCGTTGGCGACAGCATTGCGGTTCTGACTGGTTCGTCTGGCACGACCTCGAAGGGCAAGACCCGTATTACGGCAATTGGTGCGCCGAACTCGGTGACTGGCGTTTCGACCGTTACGGTCAGCCCGGCGCTTGACTCGGCTCCGGCCGACCCTGACCGCATTGTTAAGATGAGCAACAACGCGGCCGAGGCGTATCCGTCTGACCCGAATGCTAGCGCGTTTGCGATGAACGGCCTTATCAGCATCACGAACCGTGCGGCTGGCTACAACTCGCTTCACGGCATTACGGCCGCGACCGATACTATCTGGAACGCCACTCAGATGGTTGCTGGCACGGACACGCCGGATGCGACGGCGCCGACCGAGTCGGACATTTGGGACCTTATCCAGCGCGTCTCGGCGCGTTCTGGCAAGGATGCCCTGACCCGTCCGCAGGAGTTCCTGCTCATGGGCACGCCGGGCATCGGCAAGAAGCTCATGGAGTCGATGGTTGGCCAGCGTCGGTTCACGGCGAGCGAGTTCAGCACGACCATCAAGGGTGGCTACAAGGCCATTGAGGTCTGCGGCATTCCGTTCGTCATGGACTACTATGTGCCGCTTGGCACCATCTATCTCCTCCACCTCCCGTCGCTGGCGTGGGTGGATGCGAAGGACTGGGGCTTTGTGGAGTTCGAGGGCGCTGGCCCGTGGCGTTGGCTCCAGGGTCGCGATGCGTTCGAGACGACCTATGGGTACTACGGCAACCTCGCCTGCCTTGCGCGTAACGCGCACGGCTCCATCCGTGGGTACGTTGACACGGTGAAGTACTCGCACCTCATCTAACCTTCTCTGGCTAGGGGGTAGAGCGTAGGCTCTGCCCCCCAAGCCTTGGAGCTTCAATGGCTAACAATGTGTTTAACCCGAAGCCTGGGCGGTTTGGCACGGCTCCGACGTTTGTCAACGTGGCGATGACGACGGTTCCTGCGTCTGGCGTCACGACGCTGACGACGGCGGTTGGCGCCATGCCGACGACTTCGGTTATCAGCAAGTTCAGCGTGTCTGCCATTACTTATCCGGCGGGCGCTACCGTGAACGCGAAGCTGGTCAAGTCGCGGAGCGGCGAGTCGGACCTTGACCTGACGGCGGCGACGGTCATTAACGGGCTGACGGCTGGTGTTGGCAAGCCCATTACGCTGGTGTCGACCCTGACGGATGTACAGAAGACGATTCTGCCGACCGACACCCTGAAGGTGGTGACGAGCGGCACTGGCACGGTGACGACGGCGTCGGTTGGCCTCATGGCCAATGTCGAGCTGATGGTGACTGAGTAATCGCATGGCGCTGATTTTTGGCGCCTCCGGTAATCCTGAGCCGTCGCCTGAGATTCAGCGGCGGCTTAGGACTATCGACGCACGGCTCTCGTTAAAGTTTCACCCAGACTTTCCTCGTCACTGGTCGGTCATGTGTGACTGGCGGCAGGACGACCGGCGCTGGGAGCGCGTTCAGACGGGAGCTGTTGACCCGGCAAATGCGCAAGACATCATTGGCTGGCTCCCGTTAGATTGCTCTGTGGAAGATGCTCCGGCATATTTGGAGCGTACGTTGTCGCAGTTCAGTCATCGGACGGCAGAGCGGATTGCCTTTGATGTGACCAAGTGGAATACTGAGACCGTGTTGAGGGACGAGATTGGAGCGGTGATGGATGAATTGTCAGACTCCAATTTTGGTGAAGTAGACAATAGAACGACGGGCAATCGTACGCGGCATGTACTAACGACGTAGGGGAGTAGCCATGGCAACGCTGACCATTAATCAGCTTGTGTCTGAGGTGCGTCAGAATATCGACGCAGAGAGCGCGCCTCGCTGGAGCGATGCCGAGGTTATCACTGCGCTAAGTTACGCCCATGAGGGGCTGTGGAGTCGCATTCTGAGTGCGGCTCCCTATTATCGTTTTCAGTCTCTGTCCGTGGCAACGGCGGCTGACGGCACCTTCCCCGTTGCGTCGCTGTCCACTGGGACGGGCAATGACCAGAAGCGATTCTACCGCATCTTGTCGGTAAATGACGGGCAGAACGAATACGTTGAGACGCGGTTTCAGGACATTCCGCTTGGCGCCAACTCGGCCTATACTAAGTACCAGCGCAAGCTGTATTATCTGGCTGGCACAAATTACCAGACGCTTCCGGTTGGCACCAATAGCCTGACGGTTGTAGTCAATTACAAGCCGACCATGCTTCGGGACTTTGTCCCGGCGGGGGCGGTCAGTGCCTATAACATCCCGATTGACTGGCCCGAGGGAAGCGAGAATGTGCTGGTGTATGACGCCGCCTCGCGCTTGTTAATGAAGGGTGGCGCTGAGGCCAACACGGCCGCTCTGTTTGCGCGCATGATGCAACAGGACCTTGCCGACATGCTGGATGATATCCGCCGCATGAGCATCAACCCGACGCGCATGGCCTATCCGGACAGCGCGGCTATCTGGGGTGGCTAATGCCAACGCCCGTCCGGGACGCTCAGAGTGGGTTTGCCGGAGGCATTAACACCGTCTCTGACCCAATTGCGCTTCAGCCAAACCAGATTCGCCGCGCCGTGAATGCGCGGATTAATCAGTACGGCGCGATTGAGAAGCGGCTTGGCAGTGTCAAGGCTAGTACCAATCCGTTGCCATTTGCCGGAACGAATGGCTTTGGGTGGGTCAAGGACAATGGCGATGCTTTCAGCTTTGTCATGGGCACGAACGGCGTCTTGTATTACACGCAGTTCTCTGACGGCAATGTCTTGCCAGCGGCATCGTGGACTGCCGCCGCATGGACTGGTGGCACTGGGTCGTTTAGCACGACCGTGACGCCGACCTTCTGCTCTTTTTTGGACAACACTGGCGCGGACTGTGTGTTTATTGCCGATGGCGGCAAACTTACGCATTGGCACTCGCCAACCAATCTGCTGGTGCGCGAAAGCAGTGGGGCCGCTCATTCTGCGTCGTACATCAAGGTGCATAATCAGCGCATCTGGGGGTGCGGCGACCCAGGCTACCCAGACTCTATCTTTTATTCCAAGCTGAACGACGGGTCAAGCTTTGGCCATGCTGGTGGTGGCCAGATTGTTGTCCGGACGTTTAGCGACGAGAAGGTAGTTGCGCTGGCTTCTGTTGGGTCGTCTCTCTTGATTTTTCATCGGCGTGGGATTAGCCGACTGACTGGATTTGGGCAGGACGATATTACGGTTCAGCCAGAAGGCGTGTCGTCGCAGACCGGAACGCTGGCTCCGCTGTCTATTGTTGAGACAGATGGCGCCGCATTCTTTGTGTCTGACCGTGGAGCCTTTGTCGCTACCGAGGGGAGCGTTGCACAGCTTGGCACCCCGTCGACCCCCGACCCGCTTTTGCCGATTGTGGAGTCCCTGTCGGCGTCTAGTCTAGCCAATATCCGTGGCGTCCTCTCTCGCCGGACGCAAGAGATTTGGTGGTTTGTACCGGGCTACGGCGTTTACGTTTATCACCTTGTGCTTCGCGCATGGTCTGGCCCGTGGACTGGCGAGTACCTGACGACTGGCGGCATGTGGACTTGCCCGGTCGAGGATGAAGCTGAGCTGTTTGTGGTGCGCTCTGATACGTCGGACAATTCTGTTCGGCTGTGCGAGTTTCCTAGCGTCTATAAAGATGGCGCGGCAATGGATACTGGCGCAGGTGGAACGGCAGTGTCAATGTCTGTACAGCTCCGGCGCATGTATTTCAATGATGACTCGCAGGCCAAGGCGTTGCGCTTTGGCTACCTGACGGCACGGTTGGCTGGGGCGGCGACGCTAAATGTCCAGTGGAAGACCAACGAGGGAACGGCGCAGGCGTTGATTACCGCGCCCGCCGCTGGCTCGTGGACAACGTCAGCGTCGTGGAACGCTTATGGCGCAACGTGGACTGGGCCAGTCGACTCCGACAGCTACCGAATTGACATGGGCCTCAAGGGCTACTGGACCGACGTAACCCTGTCGTCAAGCGAAAACAACATCCCTGTCATTAGCCGCTGGCAAATGGACGGGTTTATTCTTGGACGGAGATAGCAATGGCTGAGCAGATTGGCGAACACCTGATTCCTTCCGCGTACAATACTCCGGCGCCTAATGACCCGCTGGACGCGACTGTTATTACAGGTAACTTTAATAACACGCGGACGTATTTTAACGCGCACGATAACGACCCAACCATCCATGTGCAGTCTGGGGCGCGTCCTGCGGCTGGAACTATTGGCCGCAAATGGGTGTCGACTAGCACCATTGGCGGGACGACCGTCGCTTCGTTGGCGTACGACACTGGCGCCGCCTGGGCTACGGACACCACGTTTGCCGTTACCAATGGCCAGCCTGGGATTTACGATGCTGGCAATTCTGGAACGTCGCTGGCCATTAATTGGAACAATGGCCCAATTCAGAAGGTGACGCTCACTGGCAATGCGACGCTGACTTTTTCCAACCAGCAGACTGGTGGCACCTATACGCTCATTCTGGTGCAAGATGCAGTGGGCGGTCGAGTTGTCACGCTAACTGGTTTTGACTTTGGCGACAACCCTCCGTCCTACAATACTGCCGCCAACAAGAAGAACGTTGTCTCTGCCATGTATGACGGGGCAGAGTACCTTGCCGCCTTTGCGGTGAAGGGCGCCTAATGCTGGTACAGCGCATGGCGCTTTTTGGGGGCAATCTGCCCAAGCCGTCCTTTGCCTCCGTGGCATGGGGAACGGTCATCGTGCCCAATGATGGCGGCGGCGAGTTTAACATCGCCTTCAACCTGAGCAATACGGCTGGCGGCGAGTACGTTGATGTGACTTGGGCAATCACTGGAACTTATCCAGTTGGGTCTACGACCAGTGGGCATTTTTACAGCTCGCCTATCACCATTGCTCCTGGGAACGGCACTTATCCCGGTGGAGGATTGTGGTCGGGAGACGTTATTACTGCGACCTGCCGCCTATATACAGGTACTGGGATACTTGTAGA